CGATCTGTGTGAAATGTCCGCTCCAGCATTGACATTGCAGTTACTGCTTGTCATTTTATTCATATGAAAACCTGCGTTCAGATATTTGGCATGCAACGCCAGCATCGAATTACGATCCCGGTCTGAAAACCGGGTCTGTAAGCCGTAGCTGAACTTCAGTTGTGCGCTTTGCGCCAAACAAGGTTATTCTCATGTCATCAACACTGCCGACCCTGCACTTGCTGTGCGGAAAAATAGCATCAGGAAAATCAACACTGACTGCCGAACTTGGAAGCTTGGACGGAACCGTAGTGATTGCCGAAGATGAATGGCTGAGCAATCTCTTCCCCGAAGAGATATCTTCGGTATCTGATTATGTGCGTTGCACTTCAAGACTTCGGAAGATTGTCGGCCCTCACGTTTCATCATTGTTGAACGCTGGGGTCTCAGTTGTCCTGGATTTCCAGGCGAACACGATTGAATCGCGTAGCTGGATGCGAAGCATCCTAGAACATACGAACGCCGCCCATAAGCTTCATGTGTTGGATGTTCCCGATGAGGTCTGCATGGCAAGATTGCGCGCGCGCAACGCGCAAGGCGATCATCCTTTTGCCGCGACGGAAGAACAGTTTCGGCAGATTTCCAAGCATTTTCGTGCTCCTTCACCAGACGAGGGGTTCAATATCGTGCTGCACGATGCTGCCCTACATACGTGAGTGACGCAGACATTCGTCGACGGTGCAGCACTATGCAAATTGGGCTCAGACCTGCCGTTAGCCAGGCCTAACCTAGGAATATTTCATGCCCACCACCCGCGAAACCGTCCTCGCCGCGCTGCACGCGCGGCTGCAGCCACTTGCCGCCCTGACCTTGCGTGACGCGGTTTTACCCGAGCGGATCCCGGCAGCAGGGCTGATCATCCTGCGCGACGGCCAGCCGGGAGAGCCGGAGGTGACGCTGTCGCCATTGCGCTACCATTATCAGCATCGCGCAGAGTTGGAGGTGGTCGTCCAGGCGGGCACCGGGCGGGCCAACGCCTTTGACAGCCTGATCGCCGCCATCGGCACTGCGCTGGAGGCCGACCGCACCCTCGGCGGCCTGTGCGACTGGGTCGAACCGGAAGCCCCGGCCTCGGTCGATCTGCCCATCGAGGGCGCGGCGGCGCTGAAGGCGGCGGTGATCACCGTCGTGTTGCACTACACCACCGCCAGCCCGCTGGCCTGACACCCCCAACAACAGGAGACCCCCATGGCACGTGCGCAAGGCGCGCGGGCGCAGATGGCGCTCGCGTTCGAGACGACCTATGGAACGCCCCCCGTAGGCGGCTTCACCAGAATGCCGTTTGCCAGCACCTCGCTCGGCGCGGAACAGCCGCTGCTGAACAGCGAGCTGCTGGGATATGGCCGCGATCCGCTGGCCCCGATCAAGGACGCGGTGACGGCGGATGGCGATGTCGTCGTGCCGATCGACGCGCAGGCATTCGGCTTCTGGCTGAAGGCGGCTTTCGGCCAGCCAATCACCAGCGGTGTTGCTGCGCCGTTCACCCACGAGTTCCAGTCCGGGGCCCTGACGCTGCCGAGCCTCTCCATCGAGACCGGCATGCCGGAGGTGCCGCGTTTCGCGATGTATTCCGGCTGCGTGCTGGATCAGCTCAGCTGGCAGATGCAGCGCTCGGGGCTGCTCACCGCGACCGCGAGACTCGTGGCGCAGGGCGAAACGGTGGCGGCGGCCTCCGCCGCCGGGACACTGGCGGAGATCGGCCTGCAGCGCTTCGGCCATTTCAACGGGGCGATCACTCGGAACGGCACGGCGCTCGGCAACGTGGTCTCGGCCGAGATCACCTATGCCAATAACCTCGACCGGATCGAGACCATCCGCAACGACGGCCGCATCGACGGGGCCGATCCCTCCATCGCCGCGCTGACCGGTTCGATCGAGGTCCGCTTCGCCGATCAGGTTCTGGTCGAACAGGCGATCAATGGCGAGGCCTCCGAGATCGAGATCGGCTACAACCTGCCCTCGGGTGAGAGCTTCACCTTCACCGTGCACGCCGTCTATCTGCCGCGCCCCCGCATCGAGATTCCCGGGCCGCAGGGCGTGCAGGCCACCTTCGACTGGCAGGCGGCGCGCGACAGCGACGTCGGCCGGATGTGCACCGTCACCCTCGTGAACGATGTGGAAACCTTGTCTTAATGAGAACCCCAGTTCCCGTGCGATACGGGAGCTGCTTCCCGGCACCACAAATATGCCGGGAAGCAGCGGGGGGCCGGACCGTTATGGAGGTGGTCTCATCAGGGCCGGTCAGTAGTAGGGTCACCCCCCGCTTTTCGCATGTCCTGAACGGATACCTGGGGAACGGCTTGCCCGTTGCCCCGCATGACAAGACCAGGAGACGAAAAGCAATGAACGATACCATCGGAGTGGACATTTCCAAAGCCAGCCTTGATGTCTGGCGTCTTTCCGACCGCAAGCATATGCGGTTTTCCAACGACGTGTCGGGGCTCAAAGCGCTGTGCAAATGGCTCGGAACAGTACCAATCCGCATAGTCTACGAGGCCACGGGTCGCTTTCACCGCGATCTCGAAGCGGTGCTTTCGAAGGCGGGACACGGCACGGTCAAGGTCAATCCCGCGCGTGCCCGGCGGTTTGCACAGGCGACCGGGAAGATCGCCAAGACCGACCGCGTCGACGCGCAGATGCTGGCGCATATGGGATCCACTCTGGCGCTCGATCCGACCCCGGTTCGCAGCAAGGACATGCATGAGATCAGTGAGTTGCATGTCGCACGCGTCGCGCTCATCAAGGACCGCACAGCCTGCCGGAACAGGTTGGACACGGCCCGCAACAGGATGGTCATCACCCAGCTCAAGGCCCGCGAGCGTCAGATCGACAAGCATATTGCCCAGATCGATGCCGAACTGATACGTCTCATCAAGGCCGATCCCGAACTTGCCCGGCGCTACGAGATCCTGATGTCGATCCGCGGCATCGGACCGGTGGCTGCAACGGCGATGATCGTCGACATGCCAGAGCTTGGCACGATGACACCGAAAGAGGCCGGCAGCCTAGCTGGGCTCGCGCCAGTCACAAGACAGTCAGGCAACTGGAAGGGCAAGGCCCGTATCTTCGGCGGCCGCAGCGGTCTGCGTACCATGCTGTTCATGCCGGCGGTCATCGCGACCCGTTACAACGCGCCGCTCAGAAAAACCTACCTCGCTCTCTATGGTGGCGGAAAGCCCTGGAAGGTCGCCATCACGGCGGTGATGCGCAAGCTCATCGTCCTCGCAAACGCCCTGATCCGCGACGACCGGAAATGGACTGAAATCAACCCTTGATTAAAACGGATACTATTGATGATCCGCCTGAACCTGACCGCCGCGCCCGAATGGCTGGAGCTTGCCCCCGGCCTGCGCCTGCTGGTCGCGCCGCTGACCACTGCCCTGATGGTCTCGGCCCGCGCCGATGCCGCCATTGAGGCTTTGTCCGAAGATGCCAGTCAGGAAGACCTGGCCCTCGCCATGGCCAAAGCCGTCGCCCGCCGTGCGGTGCTGGATTGGGAAGGTGTGGGCGATGACGCAGGCAATCCCGTGCCGGTCAGCCCTGAGGGCATCGACGCGCTTCTGGAAATCTGGCCGGTCTTCGAGGCCTTCCAGACCCAATACGTTGCGCGGGGTCTCATTCTGGATCAGGAAAAAAACGCCTCCGCGCCCTTGCCGAATGGTCCTTCGGCGGGGGCGACCGCTACTGCGCCGCCTGCAACGGGCCCTGCCTCGACTGCCCGGCAAGACTGAACCGGCCCCACAGCGTCGAAGGCTGGCAGGTCTGGGACCTGGTTGGCCGCCTCGGCGGCCAGCTGCGTGTGGCCCCCGGCGCGGTCTTGGGCTGGGACATGGGCGCAGCGCTCGCGGTGGCAGAGGCGTTGCCCTGATCGCCGCCGAACTGCTGCCCGAGATCGAGGCGGTGATGGTGCGCAAACTCAACGAAGAGATGGAAGGGAGCCGCGATGGCTGAGAAACGCGTATCCGTCCGCCTCGTGGCGGAAGGCGGCCGTCAGGTGCGCGCTGAGCTCGAGGGTGTGGGCACCGCAGGCGCGCGCGGCTTTGGCCGTCTTTCGCGCGAGATGGATCTGGCCAATGCCCGCGTCGCCGCCTTCGCCCGCCGTGCCACGCTGGCCGCCGCTGCCGCCACGGCCGCGCTGGCCGTCGCCGGGGCCGCGATGATCCGCTCGGGCCTGCAAACGGTGGATGCGCAGGCCAAGCTTGCGGCCTCGCTCGGCACGACCGTGGCCAGTATTCAGGTGCTGGAACGCGCGGGCGATCTGGCGGGCGTGTCGATGGGTCAGGTCGAACAGGCCACCGTGCAGCTGACGCGGCGGCTGAGCCAGGCGGCGGCGGGGACCGGCCCTGCCGTGGACGCCCTGCGCCGCCTGCGGCTCTCGGCCGAGGATCTGCAACGCCTGCCGCTTGATGCGCGCATCGCCACCATTCAGGAGGCGCTGGGCCAGTTTGTCCCCGAGGCCGAGCGCGCCGCTGTCGCCTCGCAGCTCTTCGGCGACCGGGCAGCGCTGGTGTTCACGCGCATCGACACGGCCACCTTGCGCCAGGCGACCGAGGACGTGCTTGCCTTCGGGGTGGTGGTCTCGGAGGCTGACGCCAGCCAGATCCAGCGCACCAATGACGCGATCTCGCGGCTGGGGCTGATCTGGCGCGGGGTCTCGAACCAGCTGGCGGTGGCGGCGGCCCCGGCGCTGGAGGCGGTGGCCAATGCGCTGGCCGCCGTTGCGCGCACCACCGGGCCGCTGGGGACTGCGATCAAGGCGCTTTTTGACAACATCGGACGGTTGGCCTCCATCGCCGCCACCTTTGCCACCCTCATGGCCGGGCGCTGGGTGGCCGGGCTGGCAGCGGCGGCGCTCTCGGTGCGCGGGCTGGCCACGGCACTGGTCGTGCTGCGTGGAGCCCTGATCCGCACCGGCATCGGCGCGCTGATTGTGGGCGCGGGCGAGCTGGTGTTCCAGTTCACACGGCTGGTCGCGGGCGCGGGCGGCGTGGGCGAATCGTTCCGGCTGCTGGGGGATCTGGCCCGGGAGGTCTGGTCGCGGATGGGGCTGGTGCTCGACGCCGCCCTTGCCAATATGGCGGCGGGCTGGGAGGAGCTGAAGGCGTCTGGTCTTTCAGCACTTGAGGGCACCATCGCAGGCCTGGTGCGTTTCGGCGACCGGACGGCGGCGATCTTTCAGGGGGCATTTGACGCGGCTGTTGCGATCTGGGGCGGACTGCCCCGCGCCATCGGCGACTTTGCGTTTCAGGCTGCGAACGGGCTGATCTCCGGCGTCGAGGCGATGCTGAACGGCGTCGTCACCCGCATCAACCGCTTCATCGACGGCTTGAATGCCGCGCTGGCGCTGCTGCCGGAATGGGCGACCGGCGAGGGCGGCGTGCGGATCGGCACGCTGGATCCTGTCGGGCTGGGCCGGATCGGCAATCCGTTTGAAGGGGCAGCCACCGCTGCCGGGACCGCTGCGGCGGATGCCTTCTCTGCCGCGCTGTCGCGCAGCTTTCTCAACCCCCCCGACCTTGGCCTCGGCGCGATGGCGGATGATGCCCGCGCCCGCGCCGATGGGTTCCGCGAGGCGGCGGGCATGCTGGCCGATGCCGCCGGTCGGCCACTCGCCAGTTTGCAGGCGCTGCGCGATGCCATGACCGGCAGCGGGGCAGAGGCAGAGGCCTCACTGGCCAAAGCCGACGCCGCCGCTAAGCTGAGCGAGGAACTTGAAAACACGCGCCGCGCCGCCGGGGGTGCCGGGGCTGCTGGCCGCGCCGCCGGGACCGCGACCGCTGAGGGCGCAAAAACCGCCCTGACCGGCTGGGCCGCCGTCACCGCCACGCTGGCCGACTATGCCGCCAAGGCCCGCGACATTGGCGGCGACATAGGTCAGGCGCTGGTCGGGGCCTTCCAGAGCGCCGAGAATGCGGTGGGCAATTTCGTCAAGACCGGCAAGCTCGACTTCGGCGATCTGGTCACCTCGATGATCGCCGATCTGGCCAAGCTGGCGGCGCGACGCTTCATTCTCGGGCCCATCGCCAATGCGCTCTCCGGCGCGCTGGGCGGTGCGGGCGGGCTTTTTGCCAGCATCCTGCACGCCGGCGGCGGCGTCGGGTCCCCGGGCCCCGGTCGCATGGTGC